TGATGATCAGGAAGCTTTCCATATTCCATTTGTTTTCACGCATTACTGAATCAGTTAATTCAATTATTGCGGTATCTTCTGCGCTGAAAACAAATGGTATATGGAAAGCTTCCTGATCATCAAGACTGCTATCCACATAACCCCAGCCCGGCCTTATCATCATTGCACCCAGGGTCTTAGCAAGCCAATTCGTTTGAATGTGCGCGCTTAAGCTGGTTCTTTTAAGGTCAGTTCTGGCCAGCGCATACGGACTTATTACCCCTCTATTAAAGGCAAATAAGAGTGCGTTTTCTAATGGCATTTCTATCGGGAATTATTACTGTTTTGTGAGCCGCCGAGTCGTGCTTTCGTCCATGTTCCGCGTGGCGGGAACTTTGTTGGTTGATTCATAGCATTGCGGCTTTTTGCTTCTGTAAGAGCTTTTTTCATGTCTCTTTTGATTTCATCAACAATTGTTTGGCTTTGTGTGATTGGCTTGGCTACTTTGCTTGCAAAATAAAGCCCGACATATTCAGTGAAGGCTTCAGGCCATCCGGCATAATTCATTCCATATGCTGCATCATCTGAAACATACTGAACATAAATGGTTTGAAGTGGCGCATACCAGTAATCGCCTTCATCGGAATATTGCGTAAGCGGACTATTGAAGAATTCATCTTCGCAAACAGCAAGTGTGCGAACATAATCATCGGGCTTTACGAATGCATATTGATATCCAAAATCTGGTTCGATTCCTGAATCATAGTCCAGCATCTGCGTTCTTTTGGCAAATATCCACTGACCCGCTTCCAGACAAGCGCGAACACCGTTATTATCCCAGACAGCATCAAGCCTTCTGCGGTTTTCGTTGTTTTCTGTTAAGCTTGATAAAGTTCGGGTTTTGCAGTGCATCAGCGCCGCATTGTAAATGGATAATCTATCGGTCATTCAGATACCACAAGCATATCGCCAATCGAAACACCGAGGCTTTTTGCAAATTCCGGCTTAAGGAATTCGCGGCCCAATTCATCTATTGCAAACATATGTTGCTTTACGATGATAATTTTCATTAGCCAGCCATTGAACGGCTATAGGTGTCGATAAAGCGTGCGGCTTCGCCTTTGGTTGCAAACCCATCTTTGATAACTGTGTTATCGCTCTTTCTGATAACGCCGTATCTGTTTGCAGGGCCGCGCCAATCAACTTTAAAATCAAGCGTTGGGTCAATTTTTTCAAGCGGGTCCAGAACAACATGACGTAGCAGAAAAACTTTCGCCCAGGTCTTGTCTTTATCTTGAACGTATAATTCTGCAAAGAATGAGCCATCTTCAGCAACCACTTCGATGCGGTCAGAAGGCGTAAGCTTCATTGCAACGTGCGCCCAATATTCTGGCTTTAAAACATCTTCTAAAGCAACGCCAACAGCTGAGGTAGCGCTCCATATATTGCGGGCGTATTCTGCGCCTTTAAACTTATCTGAAAGTAAAGTGATTTTCTTTTTAATTGGCGGCATTACAGCCTTACCATCTGATTTCTTTACGACGGTTTCTTCTGTATTTTTGTTGCTCTCAATAGCTACTTTGTTTGTATCATTGGCCTGACTTTGTGCGGAAGACATAAAGATTCCTTTTTTTAGTTAAAAAAAAGGGCCACCCCGAAAGGTAGCCCCGAATTTGAGAGAGGTTAATTAAGAACCTGCTGTTCCGGTAACAAGTGTATTGCCGGTAGAGATCGTGAGCGTGTCGCCGCTATAAGAAATTGCGCGGTGAATCGTCAGAATCACAGGTGATGCGTCGTTATCCTCAACGATGATGATATCTTTAGCTTTAATACCGAGCTTTTTTGCGTCGGTAAAATAACCTGGATCATCAACAGCTGCTGCGTTATCAGTCGAACTGTAGAACCAAATGTTTGGAACTACGCCGCCAACACCGCCAACTGTTAAGCATTGAGGTGGGTTTGATGTTGAATAAGACATGTTATTTTTCTCCTACTATTTATTGCGCTGCAAATGCAGAACCGTTGTGGTTAACAATCACAATGCCTTCGTTCTGAAGTAGAGCCGAACCCATGTAACCAGTTGCGCGTGACCAGCTGAGGTCTTGCTTCTCATCGTAACCAACTGCTGTTTTGATTCCGCTGGAATCGAGAGCGTGGCCGATTGCATTCTTATGATAGAATATGCACTTCTCTGCGCTTGTGCCTTTACCAGTCAGGTTTGGATGAACGATAAAGTTCACGCCAGCCCAACGATACATGGTGAGTGCGTTTGAGAACGGCTTATTGTTAACATAATCAGCAGAAGCAAATTCTTTGGTCTGCATCAAATAGGCATGGAAGCCCGGGGTAATCAGTCCGGTGATGTTGCCATCAAGGGGCACTGAGTTGTTGCCAAGAATTGCCAGAACATACATTACCAGGTTAAGGCTTGCAGTTGTTGCAGCGCCGGTATCCTGTGTGCCGGTTTCAAGGGCAGCGATAATGTCCGCATCAATCTTGCGATTAAGCACGGCAATTGAGTTATCCTGCATCATTTTGCGTTGGTCGCCTTGTGATGCAAAGATATTGAAGCCGGTCTTTTCAAATGGCGCGTGCCATTCTGCAAGTGTGGCTGTCTTTTGAACTTGCGTGCCGCTCTTATATGGAATGTATCCATTAGTGCCGCGGGTCACGGCGGTTTCACCACCTGATCCTGCTACGTCAAAAACTGCCGAATTGCCTGAAATTACTGCTTCGGTTGTAACGGTGTTGCGGACGAGAGACTGCGATTGTTCAAACGCCTTGATTGTCTCTTTCCGATATTGGATCTGAAATGCTGTATCAGCCATTTCATTAACTCCTATCTTTGAGGTTATGAAATGCCTTCAGCTCAGGTTGACTGTTTTGGTTATGCTTTCAGGGTTGGCCGCACGAATGCGGAGCCTTAGTTCATAGGAACAGGGCTTTGCTTTATTGGCTTTGTTTGGTTAAGGTTTCTGGGCCGTTTGCACGGGTTGACAGAAGTATTCGAGAGCGTGGCTCTCAGAATTTCGTTTAGGAAATAAGCTTGCGATATTCAGCTTGTAATTCCTCATTTTTGTAATATGCGTCACGTTTTTTTGGATCGCTCCACAGATCTTCAATTTCCTTTATTCGCGCATCTTTCCCAGAAGGCGATGAATTGCCTGTTCCTGGTGTGATGGTAGAAACTGGATTATACTTATGAGCATTCTCAATAAGCATCTTTGCTATCGCTGGGTTATTCATCAAAGGAAGACCATCTTCAGAAATCGCCTTGGCAATAATCTTTTCAGCTTCAGAAGCGCCAGTTTTAAGGTAAGTATCAAGGTTATTAATGTGCGCTTTGTAATCAGCACCGTATTCGGTTTGTAGTGCGGTTCTGGTTTCACCAAGCTGCTTATCGGACTGTTGTGTAATAGCCGCATTGAAATTCAAGCGTTCGCGGGCATACCATTCTTTAACTGCTTTCGCTTGCTCAATCGTGAGATTCGCGCTCATTGCTACATCATGAAAGCCATCAATAATTGGCTTGTCTTCTTCGCCATAAATCAGGCCGTCAGCAAGCTCAGTTTCATAACCTTCTGGCTTATCAGGCAACCCGTTTTCAATGCGCCATGCTGCAACTTCTTCTGGTGTAGCATCTTCACCGGGCGGTGTTTTTACTACGCCAGAAGATATCTTTCTTTGTGCTTCAAAAGCTGAACGAACCATGTCTTCTTCGTTCTTAAAACGGCCAAGCCATTTGGAAAGCTTTTCATCGCCGGAATATTTCTCGCGCCAATCTTTCTGTTCGCCTTCCTTGGCCTTATCTTCTTTATCGTCCAGTAATGAACCAGGTTTTTTATTGGCGTCATCGCCTGGTTTTGATTCCTTTTTCTCATCAGCGGTTTTGTTATCCGCTTCATTCAGAAGTGTCTCAGCTGGCTTCTGCTCTTGCTGGACTTCATTGTTGGTTGTTTCGGTTTTTTCTTGAGGCGCTGCATTTGGTTGTTCACCGCTTGCGAGGTTTTCCTCTAAATTTTCTGACATAAAATTCCTATTTTTGGTTAATAAAAAAGGCCGCCCGAAAGCGGCCTCTTGAACGCGTTGGAAGGACTAACTACGTTTTTCTGATTTTTTCGTGATCGAGATTAACTGCAATAAGCTTCTCTATTTGAAAGCCGACAAAGGCACGGCCCAGGGCAATATCTGTTTCCCTGTGACCTTCAGGTCTGAAACCCCATTCCTTCATTGCAGCGGCTTTTTCCAGAATCCATTTTAAAGCCCGTTTCTGCTGATCTGGAGTTGCCTCACCAGCATAAAGTCTTTGCATGGCGTATGCGTCAGCTAAATCCCATGAAGGCGGTTGCCAGCTTGCGGGAGATTTCTTTTTACTGGTTGTGGTCAAGCGCCACCTCCTGCCATTTCATTAATTGCCTTACCGGCATTGCCGATTTGTTCAGCTGCTGCGCCGCCTTGTTGTGCAAGTGCAAGCATTTCATGGGCTTTGGCCTTACGTTCAAATTCCTGGTCAAATGCCTGTCTTTCTTCTTCGGTGGTTTTCCATTCAGCCGGCGTTCCAATTCCGTCGAGTGCATCGCGTAATGCACGGCGGATATTAATTTCACCAACTGCTTTCTGATCAAGTGGAAGTGCAACATCGATAAGACGGCGTGTCTGGAAGAACAGCTCACCTTTTTGTTCTTCGATTGCAGAATGAAGCGGGCTTTCAAACTGCCATTTGATTTCATTACCAAGCAACGATTCTGGTATCTTTCTAAGGTTACCAAAGCCGCCATTCATCATCAGCGTATCGAAGGTCATTTCACATATTGCGCCGTTATATTCCATTTCCATAGGTTCAAATAATGGCAGGGCATCGCGGATATATTGCTGAATTCTTTGCGCCACTTCATAGGCTGTCATTTCCTTCGAGGTAACTGGTGGCATGCTGATTTTATTCAAGAAGAAAGCTTCCTGAATCATACCCTTAATATCCTGACGTAATTCTATGCCAAGCGGTAAGCCGCGTGTGTCCAGACTAACCGGTCTTAAAGCTTCACCAAGCCTTTCATCATAATCTGCATCAACCCATGTTATGCCACTTGAGAACAGCGATACATCGGAACGAACAACGTCCTGAACTGCAATCATAGGCGGGTCAACTGCCTTCTGGCCAGCTTCAAGCAGAACCAATGTCATCGCCTGAATCAGTCTTGCATCTGGAAGCGCGGCAACGGTTGCAGGGCTGTAAGCATATTGGGAGCCGGAAACCGTCTGCCAGCGAGGAATTACATAACGCTGTGTATGGCTTCCAACTTCTTCAAGAACATGGTCGCTATCACGCTCAATGAAAATTGAAACGTAAGGTGTGTTCCACTTCTTTTCGCCTTGATAAACATCAGACGGAACGACGATATGGTAAACTTCAACTTCTTTGTGGCCATCTTTATCAAGAAGATCTTTGACCGTTTGCGAAATCGTTTTTGGGAAAATCCTGCTTAATTCGCGGGCCGTTGGTTTCCAGCGGCGATAAATTTCACTTATCTTGCCGTCGTATCCTTCAGTCCATGCAACATCTCTTAAGTGCCAGCACCGATATAACAGCCGCCTTTCCTTCATGTCATATTCAACTGAAATTACGCACTGTCCGAATGTTGCGAAATCATGGTCAGCTTCTTTTGTTGCACGAACGAACTGCGCGCGGCGGTCATACATCGCATTGAACTGTAATTCAGTAGCCCACTCCAGCCAGCGTTTCGCTGCAACATCTTCTTTATCTTCACGCTGGGTTCTTATTTTGAACCACGGCGTTGCTTTTGGCCGGAGCATTGCAGAAAATGAATTGCCTAAGCTCTGCCTTGCAAGCGTTGGGTAACTTGTTGTCAGATGAGCCGCGAAGTCTGTTCCAAGATTTCTGCTTGTTGTGAAATCTGCGCGCTCACAGTAAAAGTTCTCCGCTTGCTCTTGCCACAGCGATTCTAAGGATGAACGTTTACTGAAGTGCTTTTCAGCGCACTCTTTGAGGTTCTTAATGCTTTCGCTCAAGCAGTTATCCTAAGGTTTCAGACTGTGCAGCGTCAGATAGAATGGTGCTTGAGCGTCCAGACCTTTGAACAGATGCAGCAGCTTCACGGCGCTTTCTTTCACGGGTAAGTTCATCATTCTGCAAGGGCACTGGCTGCGGTGCTGACTGCGGAATAGCCGGAGTTTTCGGCTTACTGAATATGTTCATAATTTCCTACTTCTTGCGATTTTCATAACCACGAATAACTTTTGGCATATGGCCTTTTGAATGCCCCTGGCGAGGCCGCCAGCCGCCTTGTATGTTTGCGACGGTGAGACCATCGGAATGTGCCATTACAACCGCGTCACCCTTATCTGGAGAGCGGCGAATTCTTTTTTTAATTTCCTCTTTAGATTCAAGCAGAATTCCCTGGGTCATCATCTGGTCAGGGTTCTTTATCCTAGGTGTTGTCAGGTCACTTAAAAGTTCCGGATCATCAGGTAAGCAAATTTGACTGCCGCCATCTTGTGATGGGTCAAGCGCCTCTCTAAATCGCCAGTAATCCTGAGCACGTTTATTATAAAACTTGAGTGTTCTATCGGTAGTGCGTGCATTTGAAGCTGCGCCGCCATTATAGGCAACCGTTTCAATGCCGTTCCGCCGTAATGTATCAACTGGTGAAGCACCGATTCCGACAACGTCAACAATAACAAGTGCACCATCCCTCCTGCGTTTTACCACTTCTGCTGCAGCTGTGTCTCCGTCAGGAATTTCTTCGCCGGGAATGCTAACTATTGGGTCAAACCAACCATCATACCTTGGAGCGATAGTCATTTTATCTTTACCGCCGCGAACAGCATCCACGCCCATAGCGCACATTGGAACGCCTTCTGGCCGCTTTCCGCTTTTCCCGCGTTCAATAGCCTCAATAACCCATTGGGTAGGTATTACTTGCCACTCTGCATCCGGGCGCTCATAAAGAAAATTACCGTCTTTTAAGGCTGCCCTTCTTGCGCCTCTCAAACTTCCGAGAGTTTTTTCTTCATAATCAGTATTGGCATAATAGGGATTATCGCCAACCTTGGCAGGAATGAATGTTCTCGACTGCGGCTTTACTGTTCTGCCATCCTCAAGTGTTATTCGTTCCGGCCCATCAACCTCAATATCTTCATCGTTTTCATTTGTGATAAAATAACGAAGTTCACCAGGTTGTGCTGGGTATGGATATTTCCGGTCAAGCCACGGCGCGAAATAACGAATCATCCAGTCACCGGTGGTATCCATCGGCGGATTACTTGCAAGAACTGCGCGGCAGTGTTGCCCTTCAATGTCGGAGCGAAGCCAGCCAAACAATAATCTGATTTGGTCTTCAGGAATGTTAGCTGCTTCATCGACGCCAATAAAATCATGGTCAACACCTTGGTGCGTTCCAATGCTTCCATCAGCAGCAAGTCCTGCATAGTGAATCACTCCACCATCAGGCTTGTTATATTTCGGTCTGTTGCCGCGAACTAACCCAACTTTGCTTTTGAGAATTTTCTGGGTGGTATCAAGCAATCCATCAAGCTCCGCAAATGTCTTGCGAACGATTAGGGAACGGTGGTGCGAAGTTAGGGCAAGACCAATTAATAAAGCAGTCTTACCGCCGCCAGCGGCACCACCATAAAGTAAAACATCCGCTTTGCTAAAGTAAGCAGCTGTTTGTGGACCAGGACTTGGGATAAAGATTTTATCTTTGGTAAATTCAGAGGCCTTCCGGCAGATTGCGTCTCTTTCCTTTTCTGGCATTGAAGCCAGAGCAGCGACTATATCCTTTAAGGAATCCACGGATGGAAATTAACTTGTAAAGTCCGTGGCAATTACATCATAGAAACAACGGACAAGCACAGGGAAGTTACCAGTTGTGATTTCACCTACAAGCTGATGGAGAACAACTGCTGCATTCGCCACTGGTGCAATATCGCCAGCTGTGCTGCCTGTTGCACCTGGTCTTCCTACTGTTCTTATTTGGGCGGAAGTTTGGTCGAGGAAGCCTGTGGTTTCAACAACTCCTGTTACTTGTGCGCCAGAACTGTTTGTGTATTTGAGCACCCAATCTTCACCAGCAGCAATAGCTGCATAAGCAGTTCCACCCGAGTGTTTGAATATTGTCAGGTATGGAACAATCGCAAGATTTGCGCCTTGCGCCGGAACAATGCTTACTGGTGTTGCGTTCAGCGCAAGAATTTGTGCGCTCGTAACCGAAACTGTTGTTACGCCCTTATATAGCTTCTGTGAATCCGTAATTATAATTCTATCATTTGAAACAAAATTATTATTTGCATCCCTGCCTAACAAACGGTTGTCTATGGATTGCAGAATATCTGGCATGTTAAAGTTCCTTTCGAATATTAATTAAAATCTGGCGCTGATGGGAGGCGATAAAGCTTCATGCGGGAAACAAGAACATCCACTGTTCCGCTGCTTGCCTGGTTGTTAACTTTGAAATAAAGCAACGGCCTGATGCTTGCGCCAGACATGGCTTGCATTGGCGGAGTTCTTACGGTCAGAATGCCGGTTGCCCCTTCTGGCAGATATGAGGTTGCAGAGGGATTTGAGCCAACGATAGAGGAACGGGTATTCACAACGTCATTTAATTGCAACGAGAAGCCAAGGAATGGCCCGCTGCCGCCTGTTGAAGCTTTGACTTCGATATCCATTTCTAACTGATACCATTCCCCAGTAACCACGCCTGTGGTGCTTGAAGCAGCACGTAACAGGAATTCTTCTGCGGTGCTTCCGCCTGAACCTGTGGTGGTAAATCGCAATTGTAATGCAGCTCCAAGCCTGGAATCGCTCCTGGTTGTAACTGAAGCCGCAACTGATGAGGTTGGTGTGCCTGACTGCTCAAGAATGAGTGAATCTGGAACGGTTCCAGAAACCTGGGCACCAGTTTTAGTGCCGCCACTTCCTGAGAAGTCTCCATTAATCAGATTGCCGTATGGATTGTAGGTGGCGTCATAATCGTCTGTTGGATTATAAATGCCGTTATCTCGCCTAAATGGCAGAGCATTCTGCAAAATATTATAAGCTTCCAAGCCTTGCAGCCATCCGCCATATGTGTTTGGGTGCAAGCCATCTCCGGTTGCTGCTGCAACCAATTCGCCGCTAGTGTTTGTGATGGGTGATGCAATATCCATAAAAATCATGCCCTTTGTGTTGCGGCATTTCTGTTTAATCCGGTTATTTACATCCAGGTGCGCTTTGCGCTGGTTGGCATTCGGCCAATCGCTAGATGAATTTCTAGGGAAAATTGGAATAGCAACAACAATTGCTCCTGTTGCAAGGATTGCATCATAAATTTCTTCCAGGTTGGCAAAAACACCAGCTGCAGTATTTACAGCATTTGCAAGGTCATTTGTTCCACCGTGCACGAATACAATATCAGGCGCTTTATCAAGAACATCTGTTTGAAGTCTTGCAAGCATCTGCGCAGTTGTGTCGCCATTAACACCGGCATTGTGGCCGATTCTGGTATCGGTAGCGTTGTCATATGCTTGATTGTGAATGAAGGGATAACCAAGCTTCCATTGCAATACGTTGAACCAACGAGTTTCAGCCCAGATATATTTGGTTCCGCTGGTGTTAATGTTCCCCATGATGCTTGTAATAGAATCACCAAAAGGAATTGCTTTCAGAGCGCCGCCGGCAGGACGCATTGAAACGTTTTTAATACCTTCTGGAATCTGCCAACGATCACCGCTTTGCGTGCGTAATTTACCACTTCTTACAACTAAGCCGCCTTCAGCATCCAAGCCGATTTCGTTGCCTTCTATCGAAGTCAATATTTCGTTTGTCATTTTTCTATCTCGTTTTTGATTGTAACGTTGGGCCTGGGAGTCTTTGTCTCCACGCTGCGATTCGTCTGATGTGGCCACTTAAAACTAAGCCGCCCTGGGCGAATCCTACTTCGGCTTGCGTTACGGTTGGCACGGTTCCTGATGTATCGACGGTTCCAAGCGTTCCATCTAAGCAACCAACAAAATCATTGGCTTTGTATGCGTATGCAACTTTATGGAAGTTGGTGTCGTTCCAGGCATTTGCAGGGCTAGGCGTTGCCTGAGTAGCTCCGCCGTTTACTGTGATCATGGCTGATACTGCGTTGCCTTTTCTTATTACGTGGCGGTTATTTGCTGAATTGTCGGAAACTCCGAATATTCCATACGATGAAGCTGGGGTCGCAGTCGGCGCGGTAGCTTCGGCATAGAGCGTTCCTTCCGTCTGGTTATACCAGTTAGTGAAGTTAGCTCCGGTCATTAAAGCGCTGTCGAACGCTCTGCCGGCACTTGCAGTTGTTGTAAGAATTGGTGAACTTGCGTAGTTACCATCTTCAGACTGCACAAAATCAACTGCGATAGAATCGCCACTCGTTACTATGCGGAAACCTACGGTGGGATTAGCAAGTGTTTGTGTTGGAATTTCTACTTTAGTCCAACTTGCAGTTACAGTTACAGCGGCCCAGGTAGTGCCGTTATCCAACGTCATTTGAATAGTGCCAGAGCCAACCAAGCGCTTAACATAAGCAGAAAGATATCTTGCTTTAGAAGCATCCGTTATCGCCTGAAGGCACGTGCCATTACCGGCGCTTGCGGTTATCCTCGACGCGGAATTTGTTACACCATCAATTCCGGTTTGGTCTTTGGCTGCGGTAACATTTGACTTAGTCCATGCTGCGTTGGTTAAGTCACGATTCCACAAGCAGACATTCGTTCTTGCCGCTTCAACAAGGAATCCCTTGAACGCAAGCGTTGCAGGGTCATAATCCAAACGCGGCACATCAACTGCGGCCTGTGTTAGAACGCCAAGATTATTGAAATAATAAGCAACACTTCCACGGCTGAAAGTGATGCGTGAATCAAGTGAAGCACTTGCTCCAAAGTTTATATCCAGTGATGGCTGATATTGATCACTGAAAAGAATTGGAATCAACGAGCGTAATCCCTTGAAATAACACCTATTGCCCGGTCAGTACCTTCAGAAGCACTTGAAACGAGCTTGATAAACTTCAGGCCGTGCACAGCAGCTGGTGGGAACACGCATGTTCTGCTTGCTGAAACCGGCACGCTTACAAGAGTTCCTGTGCTGTCATAAACCGGACGGAATGTTCCATCGATTTTATCGCTTTCCTCAAGGCTAATGCTTGTTCCTGTAATTGCTGCTGGTATGCGAAGACCAAAGAGCACAGCGCCATGAAGCGAAAAAGCGGATGATTTTGTTTGACCGCTTGCAATAGTTACCGAATAATCGCCTGGACCTGACATGGAAAAACCTCATAAAAAAACCCAGGACAAAGCCTGGGTTGGAGTTGGTGGGGAAATATTTAAATTCTAAGTTTGATTGCTCTGGTTAAGTTTTGCCGCGCCAGCTGCCAGCAGGAACGCAACTTCCTTGGCAGATTGCACCAGGTCTTTAACGCCTTGGTCTTCAGTCTGCACGGGGCCGCCGTTCTTGCCGCTAAGTTCCATTGCTTGTAATCTTGGGTGAACGTAAGGCGCTGCATCCTTGGCGATTGCTGCCGCTTGAACGTATTCCTGTTTCGCGTATAGGCTCCGCATGACTTTGAGCATCACCTCAAGCGGTGTAATACCTTCCTCCAAAGCCTTGTCAGCAATCTCTCTGACTTTTTTGTTGCGAGTTCCTTTTTGCCTTCCGCCTCTGCGTTCGCCCTTCTTTGAGCCGCCTCTTGCCATGGCTTTTTTTTGGCTAAATCGCCAATCTCCTGTTGAATTTTGATATAAAAAAACCCGCCGCGGGGCAGGTTATTTTTAGAGTCACTTCTGTGATTCTGTCTGAAAACATACCTTACGCTCCGGAGGTTTGCAAGAACTTTTTTCTAGCCCTTGATTTCCTTGGCTTTGACGGCAACAAAGTTTTCATGCGCCTCATCCCACATTTTGCGTCTTCTGATGCGTTCTTCTTCCTCAAGTCGGCAATATTTCACGTCGATAAGGTCCAGAATATGGCAGAAATCCACCATTGAGAGCGGAACGGTAATCAGGCTTTCGTCGGCTATCAGGATTCTATAAGCTGCTTCGTGACGGTTGGTAGCCTTGAGATAGCGCATTACGTGGTGGTAACGGTCCTCTGCGCTTTTTTGGTCCAGAGGGCTGTAATTCTGCCCTCTCACCTCGGAAATCATTGCGAGAATACTTTGGTTTTTGAAAGCGATTGCATGGTCACGCTGAAGCTTGCAGCCAGCCTCGTAGCGGATAACTCCAGTGAATTCGTTTTCGTGCTTGCGCTGAAGGCTCCCAAGGTCGAAGTGATAGCGCAGGATTGTTTTTTTCCGCACCCTGGCGATGTTATTTTCCTGAACCTCAACCTCGCCGCGTTCACGTCGAATTTTGGTTCCATGATCGAAGTATTTGCTCGTGTCATGCTTGGTTTTCTTTTTGTTGCGACGCTTCATTTTTTCAGTCTCGGTATGGCAAACTTGATTGTTTTGGTTCATTTTTTTCTCGTCTGTGATTTATTACAAAGTCAAACTGAGCTTGGCTTAGGCGGATGCCTCTGGCCTTCATTGCGGTAAGTTTTTCGTAAATCTCATCGGGCTGGTAAAGGTGCTGGTCAAGCACCAGATCTGTTGTAGTTTTGCCTTTTCTGCTCATACCTGAATCACCCCGTTTTGGCGTTCATACTCCCTGAGTTCGGCTTCTTGCTGGCTGTCGAGTGTGTGTCCGAATTTATCCCTCCGGTGCTTGCGGTTTTTCATGACGGTGTGCTGATCGAGTTTTTCCTCCTGCTCGGCTTTTGCAACTGCCCGTGGGTTGGTTCCATTTGCCCTTGAATTCGATTTCTGAAAACTTCTGCTTTTTTGATTTTCAGAATTTAAAAATTCCCCCTCTGGGGGTAAGGGGGTATTTTCTTTTCTTTCTTTAAATTCTTTTTCTTTATTTATTCTTGTATCCGTCACTGTGTTCGTTACTGTATTCACTACTGTATCCGTCACTGTGTTCGCCAATGTATCCGGCGCTGTATTCGTATTTCTTAATGTTGCCTGATATTTATCGTAATTACAGATGGTTATAATGGTATGGAGTGTATCTGACTGCGTATCTATCATGCCGTGTATTTTTAGGTTTTCTAGGAAGCGTCTGACACGGTTGACTGACCATGTCCACTTTTCGGCAAGAACCCTATTTGCTGTAACTAACTGCCCTCTTTTGATGGCGATTATTTTCTGGCTACCTCTTATGCGCATCTGGTGCGGTTCATAACTTGCAGCCTCAATTAACCAAATCCATGCAAGTTTTTCACAAAATGGCTCGGCCTTAAATACGGGATTATCCATCCAGCCGCGGTGCATTAGGTAAAAACCTGAGCTTATCTCAACCATTGCCCCTCCCTTGCTCTTTTATGGTTAAAGCGCCTTAGTTTTAGTTCGCGTATTCTTCTGTTTATGAACGGCACCAGTGAAGCGTCTGCGAGGATTTCTAATGCAATTTCTTCTGGCTTGCTGCCGAAGTAAAACATCTGCTTTAATCGTTCTTCCTGACGGGCTGTAAGCACCAATTCATTGCTGCGGAAAAAGCGGTTGTTTGGCATGAATTCCTTGTTTAATTCTTTAGGTTTGTATTCCGCTTTTTCCCTGGGCTTGTAGATTGGAATGGGCTTATCTGCCAATTCAGGATCAATCTTTTCCCAATGCTTGCGGCTCGGCCTATCGATGATTTGTTCTTTAGGAATAAAGCTTTCTAACGGCGGTCTGGTTTCTAACTTTGTTACCTGGTTTTCGGCTATTTTCTTTACTGTTTTTTCAAAAGGTGACTTATCATCAGCCTTCATTACAACAGCATTTCCTGGGTTGTTAGGGGCAGTTAGAAATGCAGCATCGCTCTTATTACGGGCCTCACTTTCTGTGACTATTATTTTAGTTTGCTTTAGGCTTTTAATTACTGCTTTAAAATCAATTGCACTGGGAGCCGGGCTTGTTTCATTTATCTTTGGTGTTTCCCAAACCTTCCTTAAATTAAGCCTGTGGCGGCGCATTTGAATTGATTTGGCAGTTCTTCCAAGAGCCTTACCAATTTGCTCATCGTCCATATTCTTATCGATAAATAAGCGCCTTAT